TTAGAGCGTTAATAATAATTTGTTTGCAGCCAATCCATGGGTGCAACTCTCTTATATTATGGTAAATAAATTTAGAACACACCAAAGGTGTAAAAAACTCACAGAGACACAAAAAAAATTAGTTCACCTAGCTTTGACTAATTTACATAGTAAATGCATGGAAGGCAAGCTAAGTCAATTAGAAATATTATATGTTGGAATAGAAAACATAAATGTTATACAAAAACATATAGAAAAAATAGAACTTAACGAATTATTAAAATGAAAACACAAAAAATACCCAAATGGTTTGAAGGCCAAATTTATGAAAAAGGCGATTTAATTACTAATCCGTTCTCTGGACAGACTTATGAATTAAATGCTTTAGAATTATCCATATATGATTTTATTATGGGTACACAATTTGTAATGGAAAAAATGCCTAAATCAGTTACCAAACAAATGATTGATGATTTTTACAAAGGTTTAGATTGGTTTAAAGATAATAATATAGATGCATATTTTGTATTATTAGATTAACTATGAAAACTTTACAAGAATATATTAAAGAAGGTAAAACACATAGAGAATACTGGACAGATAAAACCAAAAAACATTTAGTTGGTAAAAAAATTGTAGCAGTAGAATATATGTCAGATTCTGAAGTAGAAGAATTTATGTGGCATTCTGCTCCAATAGCAATACAATTAGATGACGGCCATTGGATATATCCTAGTATGGATGACGAAGGTAATGATGGAGGTGCAATGTTTACAACATATTCAAAATTACCTTGTATACCAGTAATATAGTTATTAACAAAATACGTTTAGTAAATAAATATTTTGTATATTTATACACTAACTAAACTTTATTTTATGAACATAATTACAATGTCTGTCGCATCGGCAGCAGGTTACTATATTATTTTACGTAAAGCATTGGGTAGCAGACTGTTACGCAAATCTATTTTGCTATGGGACATTTTGCTAACCATGTTTTTGCCTTTACTTTTTCTAGGCACATATTCAGGCGTAATGACTGCAATACTTGCAGGTCTAATATTTTCAATATTTACACACATTATTCACAAAATTACATAATGCATGATACTATAGAAATAGAACAAAAGGTTTTGGCTTTGATAATTGCAGAGCCAAACCTTTATTATGAATACAATGATAGATTATATACAGAATTATTTAGCGATATACAACATAAATTAGTGTTTGAAAAAACAACTGAAATATATAAAGATGGCGATGTACCAGATATAATCAAATTATCAAAAAAATTACAATGGACTGGCAAAGAAATGTCAGACTTAGTAGATATTGTAGATATAGGATTTAATTACATAGATATTGATTTTGCTATAAGCACACTTAAAGAAGCAGCAGACTTAAGAAGACTTAATTCTTTGACTTTAAATATGCACAGCAGAATACAAGAAAATCTTTCTACAGAAAAAATTACATCTTTTTTGGAAGACGAACTAAATAAAATTAGACAAGACCATAAAGATACTACACCTACGTTTCAAGCATTGCTTAACGATACATTAGAAGATATTACAAATAGAATGCAATCAGATGGTACTACAGGTATCACATCTGGCTTTACATCAATAGATAGATTTACTGGTGGTTGGCAAGAAACAGATTTAATTATATTAGGTGGCGCATCATCTATGGGTAAAACTAGTTTTGCCTTAGCTCTTGCACACAACTCAGCAAAAGCTGGTGTACCTACATTAATATTTTCATATGAAATGAGTGGTAAACAATTACTTAGTAGATTAATATCATCAGAAACAGATATAAATAATAAGTATATACAACAAGGTGCATTGTCTAAAGAAAATTATAATCAAATAAATATAGCTATAGGTAAGTTAGAAAAATTGCCATTAAATATAGACGAATGTAAAAAAACATCACTAACATATTTAATAAATAAAATTAAAAAATATGTTATGACACATGATGTAAAAATTGTATTTATAGATTATTTGCAATTAATTAGTTCATACTCTAAAGCAGGTACAAGAGAACAAGAAGTAAGTAAAGTTGTTAGAAGTTTAAAAAATACTGCAAGACAACTTGATATTACTATTGTTGCACTTAGTCAGCTTAATAGAGGTGTAATGAACAGAACAGATGCAAGACCTACTATGTCAGATTTAAGAGAATCTGGTGAAATAGAACAAGCAGCAGATGTTGTGGCTTTTGTTTATAGAGCAGAATACTATGGTATAACACAAGATGAAAAAGGTGAAGACACCAGAGGAACTGCTGATATTATATTTGCAAAAGGTAGAAACATAGGTATAGGTACTGTGCGTTTACGTTTTAAATCCAATCTAACAAAATTTACAGAATATGAACAAGACTTTTAAATTCATTAAAAAGAATCCAATAGTTACAGCTATACTAACTTGCTTATCTGTATTGATAGTTATGCAGATTATCCCTATAATCATTATATTTTTTATTGTAGCATTATTTATGATGTTAGCTAGAAAAGCATTATGGGGAAGTCAAAACTAGATAAAATATATGATGAGGTTGCTTATGATACTAAGCTACCAAAAAAACTAGTTAGAAAAACTATTAAACTATTGTTTAAAGAAATAGCTATTACTTTGCTATTGAAGAATAAACCTATTATGATACGTAGGTTTATAAAAATAGTTCTAGCTACTAGAACTGGTAAAAAAATTATTGAAAACTATAATAAATACAAAACTAAATTATGAAGAAATTGAAAACCGTAAATATTAAAGGTAAAGAGTATGTAGAAGTTAACGAAAGAATCAAACACTTTCGTTCTAACTACAAAGACTGGGCATTATCTACTACAATACTAGAACTTGATAACAACAGATGTGTAATTCAAGCAACAGTATTTAATGAAAATGACAGAATTATAAGTACAGGTATTGCCTACGAAGTAGAAGGTTCTTCTTTTATTAACAAGACATCATTTATAGAAAACTGTGAAACATCAGCTATTGGTCGTGCTCTTGGTAATCTTGGTATTGGTATTGATACATCTGTAGCTTCTTATGAAGAAGTTGCTAATGCTATCAAACAACAAAGTGCACCAAAAACAAAAGAAGCTTTAACTGAAGATAAGTTTAATGCTATGCTAAAAGCTCTTAATGATGGTAAAATAGATTTAGTAAAATCTAAAATAGATAACTATACTTTATTACCACATCAAGAAACAGCACTAAAAGCTGCATTATAATGGACTCGTATAAAGCAATATGTTTATGCGAAGGCATAGAAGAACCAAAAAGCACAAAAGAACTTATGAGTGCTTGGCAATACATTTACGACAATAAACTATACCTACGCCTGCAAGGTTGGTATGGTCGTACACTAGATAGATTAATAGATGCAGGTCACATAAAAACTGAATAATGAGTATAAAAGCATTTAATTTAGGTGATATACAAACTACAAAACCTAAGGCACAGTCTAATACAAAAAAAGAATATGTTACTGAAGGTGCGTATAGATGTAAAATCACAGGAATGACTACATCACAAGATAAAGAGAACTACAAAGGTTCTCCATTTATTGAATTTGATGTAATGACAGAAGATAATAAAAATGGTAGATGTAGATTTTGGGTTATAAAAGAAACAGACCCACCTAAATCAGCTGAATGGAAAGCAAAGTCACTCAAAGACTTTCTTATTAATGCAGGAGTTAGAAACTTTGCAACAGACAATGAAGCATTTGACGAAGCTATAGGTAAATGGATTAATGTAGTATTTACATTTGAAGAATATCTAACTACTAACAGAGATACAGGTGAACCAAAGATTGGTAAAATGATACGTTATCGCTGGAGTAGTAAAGATGGAGAACAAATTACATACAATCCAGACTATAACAAACCTTTATCTCCAGAAGATAAACAGCAATATCAATATTTATTAGAACAGCATAATGCTAGTGGTAGTTCACCACTAGAAGAAGAAGCACCATTCTAATATACTTTTGTATATTTGAGCTGAGATGAATTATATCGTGAGGTATAATACCGTAAGTAGGGACACTACAGGGAGCTCCATATGTCCTAGAACGGGCTAATGACATCTCGGCTTAAATATGCAGATATTTATAAAAGGTAATGTGCCTTCAAGTAAGAACTCCAAAAGATGGACTGGTAAAATGTTGATTAACTCTAAAACAGTTATGAAATATTACAAAGCAGTTGCACAGCAAATGGAAGAAAATGCTATCAAATTTAGACAAGCATATGACTGTAAAGAAAAACCATGTTATATATCGTTTAAATTTATAAGAGATAGTAGAAGAAAATTTGATTATATAAATCCAGCACAAACTATACAAGATTTGATGGTAAAATATAATTGGATAGAAGATGATAATTGTACACAACTAATACCTGTATTTGAAATATACGAAGTAGACAAAGAAAATGCAGGCGTATATATAACTATAACATGAGTTCTTGGAAACAAACATTATTTAAAGAATATAAAAAATATAATTCAAAAAAATTATTTAATATTGATAATTGGTTTAAGTATAGCGGTTTAGTTGAATATAAAAATAAAATTAAATTCAAAAAATATACATACGCTATAGACAAAACAACAATAGTTGTTAGAAACGATATGACTAAATATAAATTTAAAGAAAAATAAAATGGTAAATAGAAAAAAGAAAATTGAAATTGATGGACAGAAAATTAAAGTAGAAGATAATGTATTTAACTTATTATCTGGTATGAATCAAACAATACACAATCATGAAATAATGATGTTAACATGGGTTCATAAATATTACACAAATCGTAATACTGAAGATACTAATGAGCATGAAAAAAATCTATTTGACTATGCCATGTCAATACCTAATGCATCACAAACATTAAAAATGATGCTTGAATATGATAAAAAATTATCAGAAGAACAAGAATTAAAATAATTTAACTAACTTTGCATTTCGGATTTTACTTTTCTATTCCGAAGTGTTTTCATAAAGTTTTGTTTAGTGTTAAGAATACCCTGTTTTACAGGGTTTCTTAGCCTTATAAATACACACAAATGAAAATAATTAACGAACATTCCGTAACACAAGATAATTATTATGATGATACTATTTACATTACAAATAGTATGTTAAGTAAATTATCTGAAAAATCACCAGCTCATTTTCGTCATTGGCTTCACAATAAACCTGAGCCAACAGCAGCTATGAAAATAGGCAGCGCAATACATTCAGCAATACTAACACCAGACTGGTTTATGCGTGACTATATAATAGCGCCAAATGTAGACAGAAGAACAAAAGCTGGTAAAGAAGAATTTAGAAAATTTGATGAAGTAAATCTTAAAAAGGTTATTACTCACAAAGAAAATGATATGATTGAAGACTTAGTACATGCAGTAAAGCAAGATAGGTTTGTAAAAAATTTATTATCAGGTGGTAAACCAGAACAAATTGTAGTTTTTCAAGACATCAAAACAGGAATCAAATGTAAAAGTATGATTGATTACCTTAAAGATGATGGAACAATAGTTGATATTAAAACTACACAAGATGCTGGTCCTGGATTTATACATTCTGTAAATAGATATAAATATCACAAACAAGCTGCATTTTATATGGATGCAGTTGGCGCTACTAAATTTTTTATAGTTGCTATAGAAAAAGTAAAACCGTATGCTTTAAATGTTTTTGAACTATCAAATGAAACAATACATGAAGGTAGATTATTATACAGAGATGAGCTTAGTATGATGGCTCAATGTATAGAAAAAGATTATTGGCCATCTTATGGTCATGAATTTTTAGGTAGCTTATGCTACGAAAAACAAGTAACAATATTATAATACAAGTTATTACGAGGGAGGGCATAAAGGCGATATTGCCGTAACCGTTAATACTGTTGCTCTCCCAAGTAATAAATAAAATTTAAATTATGAGCACAATAGTTTTTGAAGGTGGCGTAGATAATCTACGTACACTAGCAGACAATTCTTTAAGAGTAAATATAGGTACACCTGAGTTATCACCTGATACAGTAGCCAAATTATATTCATGCTTAAAACAACCTGGGTATATAGTTATATCAACTACAGCTATATCACAGAAACAAATAGATGCTGTTGAAAGAGCAGCAGTAGATAGAGAATTTGAGAATAAAACACCATCTCAAAGATTAAGAAACGCATTGTATGTCTGGTGGGAAAAAGAACAACCATCAGAAATAGACATCAATGGCGTATCAAGAGTAATGGATTTTGATTTGTTTTATAGAAGACAAATGAACAAACTAATAGAGTTTGTTAAAGCTAAATTTTAACATTATAGTTTAACTTAGCTTGTAATCCATTGTATTTAGACCATACGAAAGCGCTGGCTTTCTTTATATTACCAATGTAGCCCTTAGCATCATGCCACTCATCCGTGGCTGATAAAGAGCTTAAATTGCGTATAGTCAAACCTTGCAGTTCTTCAACTGCTTGTAGTTTAGTAGATTTGTTAGTGTGTAAGTGGCCACGATGTACCTCTACATGACGTACTTGTGACCATATTTGTCTATATCGTTGGGATACTATTCCTGGTAAGTCGTTTACTTTTGCACCATCACCATGGTCAGATATAACTAGACACTTCCCATAATGGTATCCCTTCAC